CAGTTCATAAAGTTTGCTTTACGATCTGCAGTTTCACTACGATCCTTAGTATCTTCACCACGAATGTGGGACTTTACAATCCCTTCAGGTGGAAGAAGTTCCCGAGTGGCTGATGCGGCAAAATCAACGCAAGATTCTGCCATAACGGGATGAACCACCTTAGAAGCACCATCAAAAGTAGCACCACCAGGAGCATCCTTACCAAGCCCAGTACGACGTAAGCCATCTTCATATTGTTTGTCTCTTTCTTTGCGAGCTTCCCGATCAACATCGATCAGATCTAAAAACTCAATGGCAAGCTCATTAAGCATCTGCTCATCAAATTCTTCCGCTAAGTTCGCATAGAACTCTGGATTTTTGATTGGTCCTTCAGTAGGCATGTAATTGATAACGACTGAACCGTCTTCTTGCTCAATTACATCTTCTTGTAAATTAATATCTGGATCAAGACCTAACGCTTCTTCAAAGCTGTCAATTTCATTTTCGTCTTGACGACTTTGTTCCGCAGTTTGATCATGGTCTAATGAAGCGAGGTTTGCTCCCGATTGAATTGGAAGTTGTGGTGCTTTTGCCATTAATTATTTTCCAGATATATGTTTTTGAATGAGTATCTTACTCATGTCATGAAATGGTTTTACTGTACCACCTTTTTTAAACATGGCAGAACCTACTGTAGGTTGTGGCATGTTGGTATTACCAAGGAGGTTCACTGCATTTGTTGCGTTAGGATCTGCATCGCTTGCTTGTGGGGGTTGCATTAATTGTGAGACATGTTGCAACAGCGGAGCATTTTGTGGATGGGTTGCTGCATAAGAACTATCATTCATACGCTGGTTATAATCCCAACCAGTGAGTCCAGTAGCTTTACTTCTACCCATACCGTTCCATGCTACATCAAATGGAACATTGTGTGCTTGAGCTCGTTGATGGGTTGCGTAAATTGCTGCTGGAAATCCAGCGGCATCTCCGTAACCGTAATCTTGCATCGTTTGATAAATTTTGTTTGCCATTTTGTTATTGGTGTCAAACTTATTATAACCTAAGTCTGAACGACCTTCTACCAAAATTCTATTTACCATTTGCTCTGGTGTAAAGTCTGGCAAACCAAATTGATCTTTTGCGTCATTATACGCATTGATATAATTGCTAATTTTATCTTTATCAAAAGTGGTAGGTAGTGATTCAAGCTTTCCACTACCCGCAGCACGGTACCCAGTAATTGGGTTATCGGGTTTATAACGAGTAACTGCTTGTTTAAGTCCACCTTGAGCCCCTACTGCCAAAGCGGCTTGTTGCTGTGCTAATGGCGGTTGTCCTCCGCCAGCTAGGTGTGGAACACCAGCTTGCTCTAGGATCATCTCTTGCGGGGATTTAATTGGGGAGATCGTCATATCTATAACTACTTATGCAAAAATAAAGGGGTGTTCGCCCTAAACTGCATAGGGGTTATACCTTTTCTTTCTGAGCTCATCGTCAATGTATTCAAAGTCACGAGCGGGTAGGAAATCAAGCTGGATCCATCCAGAGTCACGCAAAACACGCAAGGCTTGTGACAAAGTGTCCACATAGTCATCATGTCCTCCCGCTTCTGGGAACGAACACACTTGGCGTATGAATCGTTTTGCCCATGGTGCCACTTCGCCGGGTTTGTCTGGATCTTCGGGGATATACACTTTGCCCTTAGCAATCAAAGGTGCCACAATGTTTAATCGCTGCACCTTATCCGCTTTGCCAGGGTTGTAACCACGCACTGGAACACCAGCGCCTTGTAGTTCTTGGATTAAACTAATACCAGCTGACTTATCTTCCATGAGAATTAGATCAGCCTTTCTGCCTTTACCAAAAGTATTATCGGCAGCATAGACCACTTCTTTAAAATCATCAATCACCTTGCGACGCAACTCTGGATACCCAAGGTGGGCATCCCATGCATCGAGCAAGATAATCGCGGTACCAATGTCTGGAGATTCAAATACACCCCAGACTGAACAAGCAGTCGGGTCGTTAGCCGTTTTCTCTGAGGTAGCAGGATCGTAGCTGGCAATAAGGTATTCAATCGTGGGGCTGGGTTTTTCAGCTGGCCAGAGTTTAAACCAGCGACGCTTTACAATACCCGCATCTTCTGGATCTAGGATTGCACCATAGATCTCTTGCTTACCTAAGTCAGTGCCTTCGTATGTTTCCAACGCTTTAAAAAACGATGATGACAAATTGGCGCGGTTTTCATACGAGCTGGCATTAACCACATAGACATCGCCACCAACCTTGCCCTCATTCAGATCTACGATCAGTTCTCTGGGTTTGGGCGTGGTGGTGACAATCTGTTGCACGCGTGGTATGCGTGGATCGCGTAGACGCATGGTAAACTGGGCTTGATCCCATGCATCGTCAAGGTAGTCAAACGCGGCAAGCTCGTCATACCAGCCACCATGGAACTGTTTACCACGATAGCGTTCTGGTTCTGACGCTGGGATGCCTTGGATGATCGAACCGTTCTTGAGCGTAATCTCAAACAGCGATTTGTTATAAGTTTCAATTAACTCGTTGGGGATAATGTTTAAAAGGCCAGAGTCACCCTCAAAGCAAGTTGCCCGGATGTCGTTGGAAGTAGGGGCTGTGACCAGCCAGCGCGTTCCATCGTAAATAGCCGCACGCTGTCCCACCCAGTTGGAAGCTGTGTAAGTCTTACCTGCGCCACGACCAGCAAGCATAAGCATGATGTCATATTCACCGTCCTCGGGTTCTCGTTGATGGGGTAGTGCTTGCAACTCCCACCGTACCCGCCATAGGGCTAAAGCCAACTGGTCTTTTGGCCAGTGGGCATTCTTCAGTGCAAAAGATGCAAGGATCTTTTCTTGTGTTTGGTTTAATGCCATATTGGTAAGAATCCTTGCCCCACTACAAACGGCACATCTGTTTCGATGTGCACTACGGGGCGCGGTGTTGTTTTCTCCACTTGGGTTATCATGCGGCGCTTATCGCCTTTAGTACGCTTAACTGGTTTTTGGTGAATATGTAACAAGATAGTGGTTGCAAAAGTTAACTGGTGGGTTAACGAGCTACTGTTGTTAAACACTTGGGTCTTCATGCCCAACGATTCACAGATCCCTTGCAACACCGTCAGAAACCGTATGTTGCGCGAGAAGATTAAAAAGCGATCCAACTGTGGATTGTAACATCCTGGTTTCATCGCAACAATTCCGCGAAGAAACTCAATACGCTGATCGATACTACCAAAGGTGTACTCAATCGGTATCTTGGTCGGAACAGTTTGATACCGAGTTAGAAAGGTGGTGTTGATCGATTGCTTAAAAGTTAAGCTGTTTCCCTTGCGTTCTGTAAACCAACCATGGGCGCGGATTTTCTTTTGCACATAGTCAATCCAATCGGGATCAAAATTAAATGTCACCTTCTTGCCCCACTTGGCTGCCCACAATCCAGCAATGAACGGGGGCACTGGATGGTCTTCAGTTGGGTACTGTAATGGCTTGGCATTTTCAATCGAGAATATATTCCAGCCCCGTCTGTCAGTTAATCCCTTTTCTAGTAACTGGGTCGGGCTGTAATACTTCTGAATATAATGGCGTTTATATTTTCCTTTATGCCGAGATTCTCTTTGGCGGTTTTGCATAGTAAATGCGGGGAAGGTAGTATGATTATCTACCTGCACATAAATGCCATCTTTTAACTGCACATCAAACATTTCTTTAGGGGTATATTGCTGGATGGTTTTAATGGGTACAGGATAACCATCCCAAGAATATACATAATCCTTAGTAGTTAATTGATGTGCCAATTTCCATCCCCCAACAATCGGGACTGGTGTATCACTTGCTATTGCCAAGGATTCTTTCCTTAATAATCCAATTATCAAGCCAGTGATTTATTGGGATGCGGATTTTGTTTTGAACCACATAGGGTAATTTACGCACATCTAAAAAATCATTTACTGCCAAACGGAATTTCAAATACTGTAAGGTTTCTTTATCAAATATCTCTGGTGGCACATCGACTGTCTCAAAAATATCTTTATCGCAGACCAGTACTCTGATACCACCAATGTCCTTGTTTTCTTTCTCAAGGATGCCTTTGATTTGGTAAACGTATAGATTAGGCATGGACGGTCGCAGACTTTAGCACCCTAGGCAGCTTTCCAGCTTGCCGCCGTTTTTTCATCTTGGCTAGTTTGTCTCTGGCAATCGCCCGCTCCAGCGCTTCTTCAGTCAGCCACCTTTCGCCACGAAAACCGTTAACAAGAATGTCAGACCGATAGTTGTAGAAATACATCCCCTGGTGAAAGTCACCCAGTTTGTATGGTCGATTGGTTTGTGGATTAATTCTCTTCATACATCTACTTATGCAAACTCTATACACTCCCTGCCCCAAATTGTTGTTTTTAGCCTAGTTCTATACACTCCGTGGCTCGGATAAGTCATTGATTCCAAAAAGAATTCCAGTTTAAAAGACAGGGTATCCATAGAAGACAGGGTCAAAACGCATATTACCCTATAACTTTATTTTATTTTTTTAAATTAAAAAATAAAAAATAACAAATTACTATGGATACCCTGTCTCCAAAATGCAAAAAACAGTCTTTTTTTGTTTGCAATCAATGGCTTACAGCGTGACAGGGTATGTATAGAACTATCCATAGTATGTATAGACATTGAGGGCGTTCATCCTAGTTCTATACAACTATTATGGTTTTTTACAAAAAAAAATAAAAAAATATACGGGAAATTTGAAAAAGCTTGCTCTTGGTGTGGGACCCCCCGGGGCGGCCGACAGGGAGTCAAACTTGGGGGTGTGGCGTCAAAACAACATACCCCCTTGGCATTTCAAAGAATTCTTATTGCAAATTGCCACACACCCAGCGCACCAAGTTGGTGCAGCCAGGTTAGTGAGTACTTACTAACTTGGTGCAACGCAACATATTGCAACGCAACAATTTGGCAAGTAAGTAAGCGCTCACTCACAATCCGGTAAGTTAGCAAGTACTAACTTGGTGCAACGCAACAAATTGCAATGCACCAAATTGGTGCGGCCAGCCAGGTTAGTGAGTACTAACTTGTTGCATTGCACAATTTACGCGTATGCGAGATAGCGATAGGGGGATCGGCTAGATATTATGTAAAATGACAATGTTGCATTGCAACAATTTACCCCATAATGTTGTTGCAATACAACACTAGGGTTTTCCCTAATTGACAAATTACGCTGCACCGAAATGGTGCATGGCCTTAGGGTAAACCCTAACTCTCAGATCAATCCATATTAAACGATCGTCATCGTGGTAATGCATACAGATCAACCCAATAGAAAACCGCTCTAATGCCCTAAAAACCCGCTCAAAATCAATTGCCTATTTTTTAAGCAACCAGGTTAGGGTTTACCCTATTAGGGTTTTTATTTCTGTTTTTTACTGTATATCTGTTCTAAAATTGTGATAGAGCAGTACTTTTTAATCAGTTAACTATAGGGAAATATATGATTAATAAACCAAAAATACGCAAACCATTATTAGGGTTTGATACCAATGCAAAAACAGTTAAGGGTGAGCAGTTAGGTTTTCTAACTGGTATTTTGTATCTTGCACCTAGTGATATAAGCGGGTTTAATGTTTGCCCAATGGCAAAAATTGCCCAATGCGAAAA